CGCGTTTATATTTGCCCCAGTTAGCTACTAGGGATCTTCTAATTAACAATAATGGCAATTTAAATTGCCGGGATTGCAATCAGCTTCCCATTTTGTTTGTTATTGAGGAGTTTTGTAAACGTGTTGTTAGAACTGATAGAGTATCTCTTCCTGAGTTTGATAAAATTTATGATTCTTTGCCTAGTGATGGTGCAAGGAGGAAATTTGAAGTAGCTCTTGGACAAGTTGTTAAAACTGATTTTACAAATTATTTCGTAAAGGACGAAACTTATAACAAGTTCAATGCTTGCCGATTTGTTGGTAACTCTAAAGGTGCTGCTCGCTTTAATATGGCTAGATTTTGCAGTGCTGTTTTTCCAATTATCAAAAAGCAAACCTGGTATGGTTTCGGTCGTGGACCTGTTGATGTAGCTGAACTTGTTGCTGCGCTTTGTATGAAAGCTGCGCGCAATGGCAACTACGTTAGAGCCACGGATTATGAAAAATTTGAAGCTGGAGTTAACATAATCATCAGATGCCTCTTCATGAAAATTGTTCAGCTTAGCGTTGAATCAATTGCTTTCACTGACTTTATTGAGTTATATGCCGAATCTGCTTATAATGATGTTGATTTATATAAAGACACTATGTCACACGTAGTTGTTATGAACACTGGTGTTTTAATCAGTGGTGATTATTTCACATCATTATTGGGTAGTTTAGCCAACAGTTTCAAGCAATTTTGCGATTATGTTGCTTTTGGCATGTCTTTTGATGAAGCATTTGAGAGAATGGGGTTAGCATGTGGTGATGATGGAGTCCAAGAATGGTTTGCTGGCTTGGAAAGCAAACATGCTGAGTTAGGAATGAGAATGACAGAGGAAATCATCAATGTTGGTGAACCTGTCCCTTTCTTAGCAAGATATTATATAAACCCATGGGATGGGCGTCTTGATTCGTATACCGATCTTCAGCGCACCCTTGGTAAAATGTTTGTGTTTAAAGAAAGTAAATTACTGCAAAAAGGTGAGGCTTATGCAGTTGTTGAGAAAATCTTAGCATATGAAAACAATGATTCGAACACTCCTTTTATAGGTGACTTCATTTCGGTGGTGAACGAACATTGTCCTAACATTGTGCGACACATACGTAGTAACCTTAGGTTAGATTGGGAAAGCGACGGGCAAGCATATAATTATGCTAAGCGTAATAGTTTGCCTCAAGCATGGGCTTTCGCTGTTATTCATGAAACAGGCTATCCTAATTTGTTATATGCTGATGAATGTGATTTGTCAGGTATAATAGATTATCATAGCTGGGAAGCTGAATTATATGAGAAAGTTCGTGTTTTATCAGAATTAGAAGCACCTGAAATTGAATATGTTAAAGCCCTTCTTGATTTTGAAGGCTTTACGCGTGACACTGAAATTGACAAACACCCATTGCTTGGTGATGCTGCCATTGTTCATGAGAATAGCTGTGATGTTATTCAATTGCCTGGCAATCTTGAGAAAAAGATTATTTCATGCCCTTCTGCTGCTTCATTGGCAGAGGAGAAGGCTATAATGATCGGTGTTTCTCAACCCGTGCATACCGGTTTTGTTAAAAACTGTGCTCTATTAGCAGAATGGATCAAAATATTTGAGAAATTATCCGAAGGGAAAATTGATCGTATTATTTATCATG